GGAGAGGCGTCCACGAAGAAGAACACGGACCGGGGATAGGCCCACCCCTGCACGGCCTTGGCGTAGGCGAAACGTCCGCCGATGCCGGTGGCGAAGCCATGCGTCGGGTGCGCGTTGAAATGGGCGACGATGGCCTTGCGGACCATGGGGCGCACGTCAGTCAGGGGGGCTGGCATCAGACCGCCTCCCCGCCCGGGAACTCGGTCACGTCAAGCGTAATCTGGCCCGGAACGGTGTCGTTGACGAAGGTGATGCCGAAGGTGTGAGTGCCCATGGCCAGACGGTGCGCCGTGGTCAGGCCGGGGTAGGGGCGCATGAGGACGCCATGCGAAACTTCGGCCTGGTTGGCCCGGGCCGTTTGCCGCTCGGTGCCGGACTTGGCCCAGAGCTTGGCCCAAACCGTGGCGACCGGAGCCCAGCCGTCCTCCCATTCGCCGCCGTCGTTCATGACAGAGGTCGCAACCTGGACGGTCATGCGGTGCTTGAGTTCGCCGGCACGGATGGCCATCACGCCACCCCCAAGACGCGCCAGCGATCCAAGAGCCCATCCGTAAACCGGCCCGGCATCTCGACGGCGGACGCGGAGACGTTTCCGGCGACGATGCTTTCCCGGTTGGCCCACAAGGTCGAGACGCGCAGCTTGATCCAGGTTTTGATATTCTCGGGCACCGCTGCGGCATTGGGCCAGCCGGCGGTGTAGCGGATGCGCACGGCGTCCGGCCGGTGGTAAGCGTCGGGCCAGAATCCGCCTGGGGCCGGATAAATGGACGGGGGAACGGCCTCGGAGGCGTCCAGGAGGACATAGGCCGCTTCGTCCATGACGACCGTGGCGTTGCCGGCGTCAAAATAGGTGACCGAGGCCACGTCGGTCAGGGGCGGGCGGGGAAGTTCGATGCTTCGGCCCCAACAAGGGAACCGTTCCAGGGTCAACTCCAGCGTCTGCTCCAGGATCGACCGCCCCACGGTCTGCTCCGCTTCCTCCCGGGCCGCCGTGACAAGCGACGAGATCAGGGCATCGGTCGCCGTGTTGGCGGCTTCGTCCGTGGTGTCGTCGATCCTGGCCCAAGCTTTCACTTCATCCAAAGTGACGGGCTCGGAAGTCGGCGGGGTGATGACGCGGATGCCCATGGAAATTCCTTATGGCGGCCCCACCGGAGCAGGGCCGCCGATCTGGTCTAGTCCACGATCATGGAGACGGAGCCGTAGCGCCGCTTGCTGACGATGTACTGCGCGGCCACGATGTTGGCGGCGTTGGAGGTGGCGGCGTTGACCTGGATGCAGTTGAAGCCACCGGCCACGTCCAGGGCCTCGGCCGGAATCTCGAAAACCACGATCTTGTGCTTGACGCCGGCGTCGGTCGTGAAGGCCACGGCGTCGGTCTGGCGCGTCGGCAGGTCGGAAGTGGCACAGTCGAGGTTGGCCCAGATGGGCACGGCCTTGGCCAGGGCCTTGGCACCGGTGCCGGCCACGGCGGTAGCTTGGTTGATGGCCAGGGGCACCACGGCGGCATTGCCCTGGAGGACGTGGACGACCACGGTCACGTGTTCGGCGTTTTTGAGGCTGACGTAATCGCCGGCCAAGTCGGCCCCGCCCGCGCTCGGCGGGATGGCCTCGATGATGCTGACGTTTTCGATAAGGTTCATGGCGTTTCTCCTTGCCCGTCAGGCTTAGGCCCGGGTGTCGAGCATGACGAAGGGCGACAGGGTGTTGGTTCCCTTGAGCGGGGTAAGCGGGGCGTCGTGCATGGGCTGGCCGTTGTTGCGGGTGATGAAGCGGTAGGCCGTTTCATCGGTCAGGAACTTCACATGGATGGACTCGGCCTCTTCCATGCCGCCCTTTTCGATGAGCAGGTATTCGGAGAAGTCGGCCAGGATGATGTCGCCCTTGGTGCCCAGGGTTTCGCAGAACTCAATAGGCACGATGGGCCGGCCGAACAGGGAGCCGAAGGGAGCATTGGCGAAGCTTCCGCCCGGGATGAAAACGGGCTGATCGCCCACGGTCATGAGCGGCAACTGCGGCAAAACGTCCGGGTTGATGAACCAAGCCGCGTTGGCGACGTTGCCGGTGAACCGGGCCAGCATCTTGACCACGTTGGCGGCCACGATGGTCTTGGCGGTCTGGCCGGCTTCCTTGGCGACGGACACGGGCAGGCCGGACTTCATGATGCCCAGGCAGCGGCCGACGCCATTCCCTTCGAAGATTTCCAGGTCCAGCTTGAACGCGAACTGTTCGCGCAGGATGCGCTTGGCGTAGGAGGCCAGGGCCACAGCATCGCGCAGCATGCGGTTGGTCACGTAGAGCAGGCCGTACATGTCCTCGACGCGCAGTTCGCGCGGCTTGAAGCCGGCCTTGCCCGAGGAAACCATGGTGTCGGTTTCGCCCTTGCGATAGACCTGGATGCCGTTGCGCATGCCGGTGGACCGGTCGCGGTCGTCGGCGGCCATGTACTCGAAGCTGTCCGCGTTGGACCCGATGGGCTGGCGGGTGCAGCGCGAGGACAGGACGCCGGTCTGGATAGCGGTTTCCATGATGCCGGCGGCCTTATCGGTCTCGACCATGTAGCCGCCTTCGGAATCGATGCCCGTGGACGCGCCGGCGGCGGCGTTGACGACCTGTTGGAAACGCTCGCGGGCCTTGGGGGCCTCGGAGGTGTCCAGGGTCATGGCCCGGACGTCCAGGAGCTGCTCGCCGAGGTTGCGGTAGACGGGCTTGGCCTCGACGTCCATGCGCGGCAGAGCGCCGGCGGCCGTGGCGGCGGCCTGGGACGGATCGGTCAGGCCCTGAAGGTCCATTTCGTTCTGGATGCGCTTTTCAAGGGTGGCGGCTTCGGCCATGAGCGCATCGAAGGACTTCTGGTCGTCCTCGGTAAAGGTTTCCTTGTCATGCAGGGCGCGGGCGGCCTCGACCTTCTCGGCCTTCAATTCCCGCAGGGCTTGAAGCGACAGTGCCATGGCGTTTCTCCTTGGCTGTTATGGTTTGCGGGAAACCCGCTCTGTTCCAAGCGCGGCCAGACGCAACAGGCGCGCCCGGGCGGCAGGATCGGTGAGATTTGCGGCGGCCTGGGCCTTCGCCTTCTTCGGCTTGCAGTCATCGGCGGCATCGCCGTCGTCGGCCGGCTTGTAGATGCGATCCACGAAGCCGTGTTCGAGAGCCTCGGCGGCGGAGAACCACGTTTCGGCTTTCATCCACTCGGCGATTTGCTCGGCGCTGGCCCCGGTCTTGCGCTGATAGTCGGCGGCAATGTTCGCATCGACTTTTTCAAGGAGCGCGGCCATTTCCAGCATGTCGTCCGCGTTGCCTATGGCGATGTTCCAGGCGTTGTGGATCATGAACATGCCGCCGTCGCTGATCTCGATTTCTTCGGCGCCGATGGCCAAACCCGTGGCGGCGCTGGCGGCCATGCCGTCAATGTGTGCGATGACCCGGGCCGGATGCTGCTGCAAAGCAGTCTGCATGGCCTCGGCCTCGAAAACGGAGCCACCCGGGCTGTTGATGCGAAGGTGGATGGTCTTGGCCTTGATGTCGGCCAGCGCGGCAACGAAGTCGGCTGCCGCGATACCGAACCACGCGCCGATGGCGTCGTAGACGTACAAGGTGGCTTCTTCGCCATCGTCCTTGGCCTGGGGGCTCAAAAGCAGCGCCTTGCCCTCGGAAACGCGGTTCTTGGCCGCCTTCTCGGCGTCCGCGTACAATTCGCGGGCGGTCTTTCGTTCAAACGGCATTGGCGTCTCCTTGATTCGTCCCCTGTTGGTCGGCAGCTGGGGCGGCCGGGACCGGCGCGTAAAGCTCGTCGCCGCCCGGGATGGGCGGAAGGTTCTCCAACTTGCGGACCTCGTTGACGGTCATGAAGCCGGGCGACTGCGTGCCGCCCAGGGCCGCCTTGAAGAACTCGGCCCGGCCCTTGGAGTCGGCGCGAAGCAGGGCGTCCAGATTGAATTTGCAGAAGAACCGGCCAGAGCGGAGCATTTTGCGGTTCACCTCTTGCTCGACGCCCTTGAGGATGTCGCGCAGGGTGAATTTGACGAAGCCAAGCGTCTGTTGCTCGACGCCCGATCCCCAGGAAGTGGTTTTCTCGGTATGGCCGACCATATGGGGCGGAACGCCAAAAAAACGGCACACGTCCTCGACCTGGAAGGACCGAGACTCCAGAAGCTGGGAGTCCTCGGCGGTGAAGTCGAGGCGATTCACCTTGGCCCCGCCCTCGGTGATGATGGGCAAGCGCATTTTGGCCAGCCCGGCCCGGTTGGCTTCCCAGGTTTCCAAGATGCGCTTGGCCTGATCCGGGGAGACGTTGCCGGGGAACTCCATGGCGATGTCCGCCGCGTTCCCCTGGGAGAAGTAGCGTTCGTTGAACTCCTGGCCGGCGTAGGAAAGGCCGATGGCCTCTCGGGCGCACTCCATGGGGGACCGGCCTTCCAGACCATCCCAGCCGATGAACGGGTAATGCAGCACGTCGTCCTGGTCGAAAACGCGCGTCTCGCCGGATTGGGTGCGGATCAGGTATTGGAGGCGCGTGCGGTCCTGGGAGAGCCGGGGAGAGACACAGGTGGGGCTGACCCAGGAAATGCTCGTCGGAGCGCCAAGGGAAGTGCGCCCGATCAGTGCGTAGCCGTTCCCCCGCATAAGGGACGCCCACAGGTAGTTTTTCCAAAACGTGTTGGCCGACATGAGGGCTGACGGCTCGTCGTGGAGCAGCCAGAACGCCGGGTGGTCCTCGGCGATCTCGGAGCGGTCGCCCTTGCGGCGGTAGACCTCGCAAGGGAGGCTGGCGATGGTCCCGGCGATGAGCGAAACGCAGCGATAAACGGCGGAAACCCGCATGGCGGTCTGTTCGTTGACCACCACGCCGGAATTGGTGGGCACGCCGTAGCCCCCGGCGATCAG